CTAGGCGACCTCTTCGACAACCGGACGAGCCTACCCATCATAGTAATAAACAAGGTAGAAAAGATACTCAAAGAGATATCCAACATACTTCCGGTACACATAATGGTAGGAAACCACGATCTTTGGAACAAAGGATCAAACGAAGTCAATTCGGTCAGGCTATTCGGGTACATGAACAAGAACATAACCGTCTATGAAAGCACGACCGCGATAGAAGCAGGAGGACAGAAGCTCGTCCTAATGCCGTGGGTAGAGAAAAGGCTGGATATGATAAAAGAAATCGAATCCAATCCAGGAGACTATCTATTCTGCCATTCGGATCTTAACGGGTGCAGAATGCACCTAAACTCAGTAGCACATCGGAACGCAGACAAAATCGACGTCGAGAACTTCAGCAGATACAAAGACGTTTTCTCAGGACACGTGCACATCACGCAGCAGAACAAGAACTTCAGGTTCATCGGATCGCTATACCAGATGGACCGAAACGATATAGGAGACCAAAAAGGAATCACTGTATTAGACCTGGAGACAGGAGAAGTATCTTTTCACGCAAACGACTACTCTCCAGTATTCAGGAAGTTCAGAGTCGTTGCAGAAGAAGACATAGACAAGCTGGACGATCTCAAAGACACTAAAGACTACATAGACCTAGCCATATCCAACAGCCTTCTCATAAGCAACAGGAAGCTCAGAAGGAAGCTGGAAATCATGCTGGAGAAAGGAAACTTCGCGTCGGTAGAGTACATAGACGACATAGTGCAGAAGACAGAAGATGGAGAAGACGTTTCAGAGGCAGTGGAAATAGACGAAGAGTCTATGGACATATCGATAAAACTCGAATACGAAAGCTATATCAGAGAGTATATAGATAGGAAGAAATACGAAAACTCCGACTTCAAAGAAGGAGTATTGAGCGAATACGACGAGGTCATAAGGATATACAACGAAAACTACAAGTCAAAGATCGACTAAAAAGAAAACCACTCATTAGAGTGGTTTTTTTATTAGTCTTATTTTAAGATTGTTCGATCCCTTTATCAGCCTATGGTAGACACCCATCGGTATGAAGACCTCGCCTTCAATCTTCTTAGGTAGTTCGTTGTCTATCTGTACCATCCAATCTGTTTCTTCGATAGATTCGATTATTCTATCTTCTCTATCGCGATGCCACATAAACTCGCCAGAGTCGGTATCCTGCGCAAACTCTCTGATAAACGTGCTATCTCCTATTTTAGTTTCTTTATATGGTAACACTATATTATCTTATTAAATTTCTCAATTGACGACTCATCAAATATTGCAACATTTTTAGAACCTCTTTCAATTACATAAAACCCATCATATTTTTTAGACTTTATCTGATTAATAATTGGCTCACATTCAACAACTCGCCATGCTCCATTTTTTACTCTCCATAAATAATGATAGACACTTTCTTCTTGACCAGTTATATCAAACTCTTCATCTTTATCCGGATTATACCCTCTCATACCATTAGAAACTTTAACAAACTTAGTACCATTAACACTATCAATATAGTTACTATCTATCATTTTTTGAATAACCGCAATCAAATTCAATTCTTTCATTACTTCACTATCCATTGGATTACACAACTTAATATCAGATTTAAGTTTAACTTCAAAAACCGACGCATCTGGAAATTCATCTTTCTCATCAAGTGAAGCAAAGTTTTTTGCAAAGTCTATATTACTGGTTAAGAATATAGCACCTGCGAATCTTTTTATCTGAGGCGGAAAATCGCCTTTTCTATTACCGTGATATAATTTTTCACTTACAATAGATTCAAATATTTTATATGTTTTTAAATATTTCATGTATTAAATAAAATTTCTCTAGCTTCATCTGAAGAAAATTCTCCCTTCATTAAAGTAATTTACTTAGTGTTTTTCATTTTTTTGTATTTTTTTATTAATAAAAAATAATGAATTTTTACCAGTATCCAGGATAAGTTTTTCCACCCCAAAGATGTCCGTATTTGTTTATTCTACAAGCCCAATATCCAGCCTTAGTCTTGTCTTTCTTGGTAGAGCATTTGTGTCTAGACGCAAAGTTCTTTCTTGCCTTAGGATCGCTAACCTTTGCGGTCAATCCTCCATGAACATCGCCAAACGCAATCTTATTGACTTTACCAGTCTTAGGATTCCTAACATAGACGTGATACTTCTTCTTTCCGCCTCTCATTGGATGATTCAATTCGACTTCCCTGCCTTTGTATTCAGCCTCGTTCACTTCCTCGATCGCCTCCATCGGAAGATCCAAAGGAACCATCTCGCCTTTGAACTTAGCGAACCTTCCTATCTCGGTAGACTCAAACAAATCCCTGTCCAACCCGGTTAGGTTTACTCTATTGGAATCAAAATGATTTCTAGCTTCTTTAAGAACGTCATAGAAGGCCTCAGAACCTGGTCTGAATATATTTTCAGTGATAGGCTTTTTGTTATCCAGATGATACTTCAAGCTTTCGGAAAGGACAAGGTCGTCGCCGAATTCTGAAAACTTGGCGATATCGTCATTCGAAGAATCCTCGCACTCGCAAGGCATGCAGTCGCAAGAGCCACAGTACTCATCTTCATCTGGCGGGCAGTTGCACTCGACGCATCCACATTCGCAGTCTCTCTCTCCCGTGCATACAGGACAGCATCCGAATCCAGAATATTCGTAAGGATCGTATTCATCTTCGACCTCCAAAGAGAAGTCTTCGAACTTCTTTATGGACTTCTTCAGTCCAGGAGTGGTAACCTGTATTTCTTTCTTCAACTTCTTCTCTTCGCCCTTAGCGATAGGCTCAAGCTCGGATCTGAATCCAAGAGTGTCGGTATCTTCTTCTCCTTCGAACGATTCGATGTCGAACCCTACTTCAAGGTCTTTGGTCTTTTTCGGCTTTTCCTCTTTAAGGAACTTTTCAGCTCTTTCTATTTTGGCCATGTTTTTATTTGAGATTTTTATACTCTATATATTATTATCAAGAACCACAATTTTAATATATACCAAAAAGTATTTAATATAAATGTCCAATCATAAAAGCCTGGTTTTCTTCAACAAAGAAGGCGATTACCTAAATGCAAAATACAACAACGCGACAGACAGATTCGAAGGAGACTTGCTTTTTCACGAAAGCTCTTCGGACATATACAAGACATATGGCCTATATACGATGGAATATCTTCCGGCCTTCGAATACGCCATACCAGAGGATCTGACCCTGAAGAGATTCCAGCTTTTCAACGAATGGGGAACGCACTTTTACGGTGCGAGGCTAGGGACATTTTCAATGTCTTCTATAGAGCCCATAAACAACGATCCAAGCTTCTATTCGAAATGGATATACGGAAAAGACTTCGAATCCATATTCCCTGTAGGGACATTCATAATGTTCGACACTCCGTTCTTGGAATTCACGGACATTAAAAAGACATATGCGGTAATAGGCAGCAAAAAAGACGCGATCATGATATTGAGCAGCGTCGACAACGCCACATTCGAGACCATGTACTACACCAGCTATACATCGAACGACTATGGCAGCGTGATAGTAAGAGGATCCAACCTGATTGGCATATACAACTACATAGATTCGAGCTATACGAACAACCTGCAAGAATGGAACGAAAGGGCGTTCTACGAAAGATACTATAACGGGAAAAGGCTAAACATAGTCAACTCCAAAAGCAATGACGGCGTCGTCACCGTAAAGGACTACGAAGTCACGGACGCAGTTCACTTCGAATATTACGCAAACAGCGTACCGACGGACAAGACGCTATTGATAGAGCTTATTTCCAGAACGGATGTTCCTAAGATATACGACGGACCCATAAACATAGCAGCGACAGGAAGAAGGATATACTTCAAAAACGGATTCTTCCCTAGGATACTGAAGCCAGGCAGGGAATTCAAGATAATAGGTTCTTCGCTGAATGCCAACTTCCTATTGGTGGCCGAAATACCAAGCTTTTCAGGAAACGTATCGTTTACTAGCTATCTTCAAGGCGATCAAGTCGTATACAACAACATGATATACGAATGCAAGAAGGCATACACGCAAGACTATTCGAATCCTGTAATGATGGCGATAACTCCGGCGAAAAACACGGAATATTGGGGAATCCCCACATATGTAAGCGTCGAGCAGCCAATAAAAGACGAAACGATAAATTCCAGCCAGATATACCTGACCACAGACAGGCTATATTTCGAGCAAGCATACACGCAAAGCAGCACGGTAACGATGGCGATGGCTGCAGAAAGATACAAAGATGACTTTAAGGCGCTAAACATAGACCTATATTTCGAAAAAGGAAAGCTGAAGGCGGACCTTATGTATCCGAGCAGATATGCCGAGGTAAACTTCTACCATACGGAGACGGTAAACACATGCCTTGCGAATCTAGGAGAAAGAGAAACGTTCATAATAACGAAGGCCATAGAGCTCTTTGGAAAGCCAAACGACCTATCTTCGACAAGCTCTTTGACATCAAACGAATATCTTCAGCTGTCGAACCTATACGACGAAGAAACCCAAAAATGCAGCTCCTGCCTTATAGGAAAGACTCTGCAGACAAACGAAAGGATGGTGGAAGTCAAGGAACAGCTAAAGCAAGAGCTCAACTACGACTATTCGGAAAACTACAGATACAATCTGGTATTCACCGACCTTGACGAATTTGGCATAAAAGTAGTCATAAACAAGCATGTATATGATGAAGAGATAAACTGGATATACTCGGGTGCGGCGCCAGACATGGAAAGGACCATAGACAGGACTCTGAGGAACTGGCTGACCAGACACCATCTCAGGCTTAGAGAACTAGGAATAATAGCAGAATTGGAGTATCTAGGCGGCTATATATCTCCTTTCTTCAACGCCATAGTCATAAGGTCCGAATATCCAAACATACCGATAGAGATAAACAGGATAGAAGTAGGCACGACTGCGGACTATCACATAGAACACTCAAGAGTGCTGTTCAACTCTATAGGAGGAAATATATCCTTCACGATAAACAACATTCCATATGAGACGCAAACGATATATGGAACTTTCCTGGACAGCTCGGGATCGACCGTCTCGGCGACGTCGGCATCGGCGTCCGTGAAGCTGCCAGACATACCGAAGACTCTCAAAGCTTGGGTAGACGCACACGGGCCGATATTGGAAACATATGGGATAATAGCGACCAACATAAACAACCTCATAAAGATAGACGTAAAGAGGACAGACAGGAGGCTAGACTATACGATAAAGACCGGCAAGCTGATGCTTCCAGGACAGACCGACTACATAGTGACCGAAAAGATAAAGGGAAACAAAGGAGTCATAATAACCGGAAACGAACTGGTTCTTTCAAAAAGCGATTCAGATGTTTCATTCGAAGACGCGGGATTCGGCACCGGCAGGATAATTTCTATAAACAATACGAAGTATCCGCTTCAGGACATAAAATACAACATACTGAGCGTAGAGCCCAAATCGATAAACCTTTCCTATCAAGGTCCTTTTTGGGGATTGGAAACAACCCCATGCAGGTCTTCCGGATTCATAACACTAGCATTCAACATAGGCTTCGGACAGACAACATGCACTCCTCCCATATCAGCCAGCCAAGCTGGCCCGTTCAATCAGGGACAGCACAATAAAGACCAGTTCGGCGTATCATTCAACCCAAACGACTACATACCGATCAACATAAATATAGACTTGCCAGGAGTATCCAATCTGGTAGACCTAAAATACATACAGCTGTCTAATTCGATATTCGGGTTTGGAGACAATCTGAGCGTAATAGACGCATATACAGGGATATATCTATCGACTATATATCTGACCGAAAACGGAATAGACAATTCGGACAGCATAAAGATGGAGTTCAACACATTCAACAGCTATCTATACTGCCTATCGAAAAGCAAAGTCTGGATAATAGATCCGGTGATGAACACCATACTCAAGACAATCTCGCTAAACAGCGAAGCTGCAGACATATCGACAAATCCAGACAACGGGGACATATACATAACGTACGCGAACAATCCGATAATATCGATATACGACAGCACAAACGCGCTCGCGTCGACGATCGTGACGCCGGCAAGCGACACGAGAACCGGAAAGATGGTATATAACGCCTTCGAAAAAGACATGTACATAACAACTGACGCAGAGCTTCTGCTCAGGGTAAATGGCTCATCGAGAGACATACAGACTTCATACCACATACCTGGACTAACACAGTCTTCCATATTCTACGAACCAGTAAACGAGTCCATATACGTTTACGCACAGACGCAGCTCTGGAGGATAGACAACGGCATGACATACTCCATAGCAGGAATAACGATGAGCGAATTCGCGGACGTCATATACAACAGCCTCACCGGAGAAATGAACATATCCGACAAGACATACAGATTCCGATCTCTGAACTTGGAAAACAACGCGATAGGCATAGACAAGAATCCCGCTGCATATGGATACCTGGCGCTGAACATGTATGACGGAGGAGTATATCTGGCGTCGCAGACCAGCAACCAGATAATCGCGCTGGATTCAGGAACAGGACTTGTCGCGCATATAGAAAGCACGACTGCGCCAAACACCAAGATAATATACAACCCAGAAAGGAAATCCATCTGGGCGCTACAGCCAAGCATAAAGGGAATATTCGAGGTGAAGTCGATAGTCAACAGCGAGATAGAAATAATAGCAGCGACAGGATCGCTGATAGAAGAGGGAAAATACGGAACGCTTGATCCAGGATACGAAAAGCCGAAAGGCCTTTGGATAAAGGCAATGGAATGCGTAAGAAGGCCAAGGGAAAACTTCGAAGGCGACGTTCCTGTGAAGTACTACTGGAAATGGCTGGACCAAAGCCCAGAATTCTTCATGTATGACCTCAGCGGCGATCAATTGGAAAAGACAGGATCATATGCATATCTTGGACCAAAGCCATTGGTAGACGTTCCTTTAAACAAATATCCAAACAGAGAAATAGAAAAAGTATATCTGCCTGAATATCAGCAGACCGTATTCGAAAAGATAGAATACGAGCTGAGTTACATAGACGACCAGGACGATGTATCCACAGAACCGGTTCCGCTACAGACATTCATGGGATTCAAGGCATTGGAGGAAGGCGCATATTCGGCAAGCCTGCAGCTCTATAAAAAAGAAGAGATAGAAATCACAATAACAAGTACCGACGCAAACGACACGGTATTATCTTTTGATACAATATATGTCAACGGCGCAAAAAGAGGACAGATAAAGCTGAACATGATGTCGGAAGAAACCTTCATAGGAAGAGGATTGAAAGTAGGCCAATATCTAGGAATAACCATAAAGGACATCACGAACGCGACGAACCAGCATATCTCGATGAACAGCGGGTATATAGTGAAGATTGGCGAGCTGTATAACAAGACGATGATAGTCGACTTCTTCAATATACAACTGGATTATTTCGAAAGCGAAAAGACCGTATTGACAAACTATCCGAAATCAGGAGACACGACATACCTCAAGACGACGCTGAAGGTAATAGACAGGGAAATAGCCAGATTCAGAGTACTGGGACAAACGGATATAGAAGATCCAAGATTTGACATAGAGCTCGGAAACATAGGGAAAAACATAGGTCCGAACGAAGTATTCATATTCAAGGAATATGACGTATTCGAAGGCGGCGTCGACTGGAAATTCCTAAATGCGAAAAGAAAGGAGCTTCTCATGATGAAGAATCTGATATACCCATACATCGGATCCTACAAATCCATCATAAACGCGATAAACTTCTTTGGATATAACGACCTTCAGCTAAACGAATATTATAGGAACATAGATGTAAAGTCCGAAAACTTCTCGAAGCTTTTCAAAGTAGAGATACCGGACATATTCGACAACACGGTCGAAGGATGGACCGAAAACGACTTCATAAAGCACACTTTCCCCAACGAGAAGTTCGAAGAGACCAATTTGATGAACCTAACATATTTCATCACAGACAAAGACGGAAACAACCTCCTGCCATATACCATAGACGAAGTTGCCATAAAGCTACAAGGGCTTAAATCTTGGCTCAAGAAGAACATCATACCGCTAACTCACAAAATACTAGACATAACAGGAAGGTCATATTTCAACGGAGGAAACCAGATAACGCACCGGGTAAACGACATGAGGATAGTCGACATAAGAGAAAACATGACTCCTATCACCTTCAAGCTGAACGAGGCATATCTGATGCCGGTAAACAGCGGATCGACCGTATACAACTGCGTATTAGACTTCTATACGATAATGGAAGGAATAGGCGCGGACAAGAATCCGACTGGACTGATACCGCCACCCAGGCCATATTTCGAATTCAGAGAAAGGCTTGTTCTGCCTGAATATTTCACGATAAAGATAAGGACATACAAGACATACAAAGAATGGGCGCCTTTCACGAACTACAGCAAAGGGGATAAAGTGACATATTACGGAAAGCTATATATGTCAGCGATAGACAACAACAAAGTCAAAAGCCCTCGAAAATACGAAGACGTTTCCGAATGGGACGCGAACTCTTCATATACCGTGACCAGCATAGTCAAATACAACAGAGAGACGTTCGTCTATAGCGGATTAGGCGCCACATATTCTTCCATACCTCCGGTATTGGACCAAGGGGATGACAGCAATTGGCTGAACATCACGGAATGGACGGAGATAGACTTAGAGCCGGTTCAGACAATAGACGAATATAGAAGAATACCGCCACCACCGAAGATTGGAGCAACTCAGTCAATAATAAGGCCGGGGGATTTGAGCCCGCACAAGATACCGCCTATAGCACCATTCAATTTCGCGATAGACTCGAACATAGATCCATTCATTGTAATAGAGATAACGTCGGAAAACGGATATGGATCGGTATTCAGAGACAAGAAGAACTATGAGATAAGAGGGCTTAAAGACATACAGGAACCGTCCGGAGAGCTTGACGTCATAGGACCATTCAGGCCGATAACTCCGGTATACTAAATAAAAAAGAGGCGCTTATTGAGCGCCTCTTTTTTTTACTTTGAAGAATTAGCCATTTGACTCAGCCGTTTCTTCGACTTTTTTCTTCTTTTCTACAAAAACACCGTCTTCGAAAGAAGTTACCCAGTTTTGGATGTCGGTAGACAGGCTCTTCGCATACGAATCATAATAATTGAATAGCTTGCTGATATTTCCGATTCTCATCAACACTTTAGAGAAAGTATAAGAATCTTTCGTAAGACCTTTCACTTTATATTTGGAAATCAAGTGATAGATGTAGGTTATTTCTGTGGCATTAACCGGGAAAGCAACAAGTTCCTCATCGTTAGAATACTTAACGTTTTTCATAGAGCCAAGCAACTCTGTAAGCTCGATCGCGAAGAATACGGTATTCACGTCATACTCAAGCTTAGACAAGATAAGATCAGTCAAGAACTTCCATTGAACTCTGTTTAGGTGGAAGTTATACTTAACATCTCTCAACGCATTGGTATATTCTTTCCACAATTCCTGAGAATTGCTATAAAGGCTATCTTTTTCCTCGTCGCTCTTTCCTTTTCCATCGTTATTTTCCATGAAATCCTCTATGGATCTTATCTTTCCATCCAAGATGCTTTCATTTGAAGGATCTATCGTGAGATTTTCGACATCGTTTTCGAAAAACTTGATTTCAGGCTTTACTACGTTTGTTTCAATATTTGACATATTTTGTTTTTTTTATTTTTTACAGACTAGCTGTTGATTCTTTCAGGTGATTTCTTTTCTAAATCAGAGTCGTTCAAATCCAAAGATTTTATTGTTTCCAATTTATCCTTCGCATTGGTGTACTTCTCGATCCATTTGTCCTGCTCCTCCATCAAATCGGAATGTTCTCCGATGGCAGCAAGGTTTTGCCCCGATAAGTACAGAGAAATGTTTGCTTCTGCCTCGGCCATCTCAGCCTCGTATCTCTTCTGAAGCGCGGATACGTATTTTTTGGTTATCATGCTCATAATTTTTAGATGATGAATTCTTCGTCGCTCTTAGCGTCTTCTTTTTGCTCTTGATATAATTCTTCTACTTTGTTGGCTCTTGCGACTTTTTCTACTCCGTATTTATTCACAAGAGATGAAAATGTATTCAAATCGGTGCCGACCAATTTTATCTTGCCGCTCTCCATGTTGATGTTTATCTTGTCGATTTCCTGCTCGATAAGAATCGTTATAGACTCTTCATCAAATACGTTGAGCAAATCTTCGTTGATGATTACTTTAAGTTCCTTTTTAAGGATAAATGAAAAATCGTCAGCGATTTTAGATACTTTTATCAACTGCTTTTGCTTGGAGCTGCCAATGAATTGGAAGTTAACGTTCACAGGAAGCGATTTCTTGTTGAAGATTTCCATAAAAAGCTCTTCTGTCGTCTCGTCAAGCTCATAGAATGCCTCTGTTGTTTCTTTTGCCATATTTTTTGTTTTTAAGTTTTTATTTATAATTTAGCCGATGTCGAAAGTTTGCTACAAAAGCAATAAAATTAAAGCAGATATAGCCAAAAGGCCTACAATCGGATATACTCTCCAATATAGAGTATCATAGAATCTATTGCTCCTGAAAAGAGAGAATCCGATGACTACGAGATATGAATATTTGTCTACCTTTTTTATTTCATAAACATCCAAAAGCTCCGACATCCCATTCTGGTTGGCGAATGCACTAAGATCTGATATATATTTTTTGATATAGTTGTCTGAAATCCTATCTATGTCGGATTTTTTGATAGAAAAGGCATCGCCTATGATTTCTTCCGGAATATTAAGAACGGTATACATCCGGTAAGCACCATCTACCCTTATTCCGAAATTTTGACCAATAGTACCCTCCAATGATTTCAGAGTATTTCTGTAAGAAGAAAATAGCTTTATCTTCTTCAAGAGGCCTATGTTTTTTTTCATAATTGTTATATGAAAAAAAAAGTCTTTGTTTAGTGATACATAGAGGATTCTCCTTCCTGAAGCTTCTTTATCAAGAAGATGTTCAGAGTGGATTCAGGACCCATGGCACCGTTGAGCTGGATGAGAAGATCTATTATCATGTCATTCTGCTTAGTGACTTCGCCATATTTTCCTTTAGGGGGAAGGTTCCTATCTGCCGACCTTTTGGCGCTGGCACTGTTTGTAGGCGCCATGACATTAGGAGTAACTATATTGGCGGCGGACTTTACCGCAGATCCGATCGCATCGCCTATAAAGCCCCCTATACCAGACATCTCCCTCTTAGGCACAACTATCCTGGACATTCTTTCCATCTGCGCTATCTTCTTGTCGTCAAGGCTGCGCATCGCAGTGCCCATTTTTGTAATAGAAGCAGCAAGCTTGTCATATGCCTTGGCGAGCAATGCCATCCCTTCAGCCATGCGCACCACAGGATCACCCATGATAGCGCGATTCAAGAATCCAGTAAGGCCACCCTGCTTTGACTGAATGGCTTTGGCGACCTCCATATAGTAGAACAGATTATGACTCACCGACTTCATGAAGTTTGGATTTATCTTTGCATTGAATAATTTCTCATTCATGCTGAAGATGCGAGCAGTCACCACCAGCTTCTTGGCTATCATCTCCAATCTATTCAGCGCAACCATATCAACCTTCATGTTATTGACGCTCCGTGCAAGAGCCGCATATAGAATGACAGTGGTTTGCACTTTGGAAGACCATAGAGGATCAGGCCTGGCCTTCCAGTTGATGTCTTTGGCACCGAAAAGGCGAGCAGTCATCGTCAATTTCCTGACCACCATCTCCAATTTGAACATCGCCATCAAATCAAGCTTCATCGCATTGATGGTATTGGCGAGATTAGTGTACAGAAGAAGCGTCGTCCTCACATTAGAGGCCCATAAAGCCGAAGGATATTTCGTCCAGTCTATTTTTGGAGATCCAAAAAGCTTGGCGACGCTGACTATGGCAGAAGCGATTCTGATGACGCCATTGACCATATTGCTTATCACTTCGTCGCCCGAAGTGAACCAGCCAGTATCTTTGCTGAGAGAGTTGAAGACAGGCGCGAACGCGTTCAGAGCAGCGCCTACTCCTTTGCCCCAATTTTCCGATGGATATTTCCCTTCTTCGAATTTGGCAGTGTTTATAGCGAATATTCCAGCGGCCTGTATGATTCCATTTGAAACCGTTACTATGGCAGTAGCGAAGTCGGCTGGACCCACGCCGCCACCACCGAATAGCTTGGCGACGCCGTTTGCCATCAACATCTTATAGACAGGCGCGAACGCGCCTAATGCTATTCCGACTCCTTCCGCCCATTCGCTGGTAGGACCGTTTATCCAAACAGACTTGTTGTCCGGGCTTGCAAATACTTTGGCAGCCTGTATGATGCCGCTAGATACAGTGACTATCGCAGCAGAGAACTCTTCAGGACCTATGCCGCCGCCACCGAATAACTTGGCGACGCCGTTTGCCAGCAACATCGAATAGACAGGCGCGAACGCCGATATCGCGGTTCCGACGCCATCGGCCCACTCGAAGGTAGGCCCGCCGGTCCAAACAGCCGGACTTTTCGCGAATACGTTCGCGGAATCTATGATTCCTTTGGAAACGGTTTTTATGGCGAGCGAAAATTCTTCAGGTCCCACGCCGCCGCCGCCGAATAGCTTGGCGACGCCGTTTGCCATCAACATCGCATAGACCGGAGAGAAGGCAGAGATAGCCGTTCCCACTCCATCAGCCCAAGCTTTGGTAGGCCCTCCGACGAAGGCAGCCTTGGCATAATGAAAGATCCAAGCAGAATGAACGATAGAATTGGCGATCGCCTTCACTGCCTCCGTGCCGTCCTTTACCCAAGACTTCGGCATGATGCCAAGTATTCCGACCAAAGTTCCGAATGTCTGCATGAGAAGCGAAGTCGAAAGCGACCAGGCTAGACCTGGACCTTGCTTATAATTTCCCTTGGCGAGTATGTGAGATGTCGCGACAATGGTTCCGGCGACTACAAGAATCGCCCCTAGCCCAGCCGCGAAGACAAGCGCCTGAGGACCGAAGACCAGAAGACCCAATATGCCCGCGCCAGCCGCGAATCCAGCGAGGCTAAGCCCAACACCCAACGCCCAGTCCAGACTAGGATATGAACCCTCTTTATATACCCCTAAAGACAATATCAAAGAAGATGCCATTATGACGGCGGCTATTACAGGTATGGCAAGAGAGCCTTTGAGTATGTTCGTGAATCCTATTTTGTTCAGCAAAAATGAAACTCCTCCCATCACCGCCATCGCTATGGCGGCCACTATAGAAAATTTGAGAAGCTGCTTCAAGAATTCGTCCTCCATTACGGTGGCCTTGGCCAATATTTTCGAAGATGCCCATATGGCCACAGAAAGCGCGGTAAACATCAAAGGCATCTTGACGACAGCACCCATGTTTATCCGGTCTATGTTTGGCCCGATTATCTTCAGCGCAAGCGCGAAGACGACAAAGAGCGCCGCTATCCCTAAAGATGTCCAAAACTGATCCATCGTCATCAAGGTGACCTTGCTCAATGTCTTAGAAGAAAGCTGTATGGCATATGCCATGGCAGGCAGCAAAATCGGCACCAATACTATGGCCAATGGATTTTTCAAGGAAGATACCGCGTCTACCAGCTTCTTGAGCCCGAACGAGATGACGGTGAATATGACGGCGATCAATATGGCGCTCAATGCCTGATTCCATCCGACATTCTGAGTCTTCTTCAAATAGCCAGATGCCCTAACGATGCCGTCCGCGACTGCTTCCATAACGGAAGGAAGGAACAATATCGCGGCCGCGATTCCAATTATCGAATTGCCACCGAAGGCACCCAAAAGCTTCTTAAGCCCAAATCCGATGACGGCGAACACCGCGCCAATCAATATGGATGTTATGGCCTGGCCAAAGGATATAGGAGTGACTTTCTTCAAATGCCATGAAGAAGCAGCTATGCCCAAAGCAATCGCGGGAAGCACCAAAGGAAGGAAAATCACCGCCTTGATGAGCGTGCCGAAGCCGCTTCCGAAAGCGCTGAGCATCTTCCTTATGCCAAAAGAAATAACGGTGAACAGACCAGAAATCAATATGGCGGTTATGGCCTGACCGAAAGATATAGGACTGACATGCCTAAGCGCCCAGGAAGACAGCGTTATCCCGATAGCGATAGCAGGAAGCACGAATGGAAGGAACACGACCGCCTTTATCAGAGCACCCCATCCCATTCCTTTGAATGCGTTGATTATCTTGGCGATCGCAGGGCTAAGAACGCTGAATCCGATTCCTATAAGTATGGCGGTAAAAGACTGAGCTATCGAAATAGGAGTTATCATCTTCATTATCCAAGACGCGGCAGTAAGCCCAAACGCCATTATGACGAGAGAAGCGGAGACGATGGCTGCCTGCTTAATGCTTAGGTTGAGCATGGCCACCTTTTCGAAAGCCTTGGCCATGATCAGTATGCCCAAAGACAGCCCAATCACGGAAAGGAAGTTTATGCCACCGACGAGCTTGAAAGCCATTCCTATAGCGAGAACGGCCACCGCGATAAGCAATATCGTTCCGACTCCCTTCTTGATATTGCTTTCCTGCTTTTTGTCTCCGCCTGCCTTTTCGAATTCGCTTTTCTTATCAGAAGACGAATTCTTGGAAAGCTGTATTATGGTCTCTTGGTTTTTTAGAATCTGCTTGCTGTCTTTCTGAAGCTGCCTGACACCAATGTTTATTTCCTTTATCTGATTAATGAATTTCCCGCCCTGCAATGCCTCGGCAGTAGGGGATTTATTGCCCTTTTTGTCTTTGAGAGCCTCAGATATCTGCTCAAGCGCTTCTGACAAATTATTCAAGGCATCTAATAACTTTTGATCCATTATTCAATATAAATTTTAATATAAACTATATATAAAAAAATCAGTTACGCTTATTAATATATATGATAGAAGATATGAAAATCAAAAAACTGATAAAATACTACCTTTTAGGAGAGTCTATCAAAGAGATAGAACTGAACCGAATATTGGACAAGATAACCAAACAGGAAAGGCTTTGCAATAAAGAGATAAAGTTTCTAAACCTATATCAGGAAACTAGAGAAGATAACATGAAAGACTTCATGTATCTTTCCAAAAACTCAACATTCTCTAAAATAGAAGAACTTCTTTCTTTCGGGAAAAAGATAATATGCAACCTGCACGACAAATACGGAAAGCTAGGAATCGAAATAAAGAAGGTCGAGAATGTCTTCGAGGAGGAAACATGCATAGTGGTCATGAAAGGCGGAGAAACACATAAGCTAGACGACAGATTTCTCTACAACATAATCTACGACATCAAAAAAGACGAATATTCGCTGCAGGAGCAAGACGAATACTACGAGAAAATCGAATCAGGAAGCGATGATTAAGAAATTCAGAGACTTCATAAATGAAGAGGTGAGCGGAACCGAGCTCGTGGGACCGGTAGGGCCAGCATACGGAGAGACAAGGCTGCAGAACAAGACCGTTAATTCTCATGACACAAACGTGATATTCTGCGAGCTGGATTCGAAATTCTACACCATAGACGACTACAACAACATATACCAAGAATACCTGAAGTCAGGAGGAAAGCCTCTCGACGGATTCTCGCTTGAGAACATCATACAGATAATAAAATCTCTATAGGCTATCCTATTGCAACGAACCTAACATTCGAAATGGTTTCAGTGGAATAGATATCAATCACATTTGCATTTTTCCTGAATACGTCAACAATCACAAGCTCGCCATTATCTTCATTCCAGATATTGACGACAGGCGAAAGCGTGTTGAGCCCATGCGATATGCTATATGTGACTCCAGCACTCATAGAAACCAGTTCGGTATATTTCTGCAGGCCAGAAGACGGGACTGACACAGAGCTGGTTGCGAAAGTGATTAGATGTATGTTTCCAGAATTCGAAACCGTACCGCCATTGACATTCAATGCCCCGTTTATTATCACCACTTTTCCAGTAGAGCTTATGTCCAGCGTGCCGTTCACCTCAAGATCGCCATATAGAAGATACTCAGAGTAGGCAGGAACCACAATTCTCTCATCCTCCACTATTTTATATTTCAGCGCGGCACCGCCGCCACCCGAGCTTGAAGCAGCGCCTATTGGATTGACCCTAAAATAGGTTCCATCGTATATGAGATGGTATATCGCCGAAGGAATCAGATCGTTCGAATCCAAGTCGACTATCCCAGAAGCAGTCTGCTTCTTCATGTCCTTGACGCCTAAGCTGTTTATGTTCAAAGAACAAGTTCCGCCAGAATTCGCGGTTCCGAACTGAACCAGATAGACCGCTTCAGTAGAATAAGTGAAATAGTCGCCTGTCGTTATGATGTAGTCTGCCTTATTCACGCTCGATGCGGCCAGAGTCCTTACCTGATTTACCCTTTCTTTATACCATTGTCCTGTAGAATAAGTCCCTTCATATCTATAGAAAGCGTTGTCGTCGTTGTTTACTCTCAATGTCATTCCGTTGGAAGGAAGCGTGGTTATCCAGTTTCCAAGCGCGGATTTGTATTCGGCGATGAATCCGCCGACCAGATTTCCAGAATATGCCGTGTTTGTGAGATTAGAGAAAGCGCCGGTTAGAGAAGAGACAGAGCTTCTGCCCACAAGATATCGCGCGCCGTCCTCCGGATAGTTAGGAGAAGAAGTGGATACAGATATTACAGGATCTGCCCAATTTCCAGCGCCTGATCCCGAGCCCGCGCCAGAGACGCCTCCTCCGAATACCACCCAGTTGGAGTTGTCCATGGTATTCACGCTGCTATATCCGTATTTAAGCTGATATGTCGCGTTGTTGGCAGCAGTCGAATCATTGTATACGGTGCATAGCATGCCCCACTGCCTCCTTTGCACCATTATGTTGTTTCTTTCGGTAATAGTAGCGACCTGATGATGCCCGCCGTTTATCTCGAATGCGAAGGCAGACGCTATCTGCATCGCGTCATCGAGCGGTCTGATCGCGGATCCTACTAATGTTCCTACGTTTGGAGTTGGCATATATCTATATCTTTATTTTTTAGCTTATGTTTATAGTAGACGTCCCATAAGGAGTGTTGCTTATCCACACGTCGTAGTTTACTCCGGAAAATCCCAATTCGTTGACAAAGACGAAATTGCTCTTTACCTTCGTAAAGGAAGTGTTTGTCAAGCCGTTGATCTTGAATATAGGCGTTCCGAAGATGACCGGCCAAGCAAAGAATAGGTAGTTTCCTCCCGCCGGAAAATCTGTCAAAGTAAGAGATTTTGTAATTGTCAGCGGCCTGTTTACGATGGGCCTTATAGAAGTCACGGTCGAAGTGTTTATTATAGCGTTGGTTATGAAATAGCCAATCTGTATAATAGAAGAAGCGACCTGCTGAGAGTTGGATCCATCCGGCCTTATATTGAGGTCAGGATTTGAATTCGAAGGCAGAGTGCTGAGGTTTATAGTACCATAATACATCCTGTTCATCCAAACTATGGAAGTCGCGGCAGTGGCAGTGCTCGTTCCATCGCCCACATAAAGAGTATAGGTGTTGGTCCAGCTTGGAGAAGCCGGAGCAACGCTATGCGTCGCATAAGTCGTCAGCGAAGCCGGAGTGCTTGAAAGCGTGCTCGGTCCGAAAGTGGCCGGAGTCGTGTTGTTCTGAGTCACTGAAGCAGGAAGAGGAGATATCAAATGAGTAGTGCTATTCAAAAGGAATATAGAAGCAGAGTTTATTGGCTTTTCGTTCTTGTTCAGAGTGAAGTTTAGAACTACGGAGGTTCCCGCGCCAAACTGCCTAGTTTCGCCACCGCTCAGCGCGCAGGTAGGAGGAGTGTATGGATAGAATATCCGGTCAAGAACATCCTGTATGCTTCCGCTGAAAGTAGATCCGGTAGCGACTCCGCCAACAGCAGCGGCACTAGATGGCCTAGTCCTGTTGTAGGTAGTGTCAGCGGAAAAAGTGCCAGAAGATGTTCCATATACGTTTATTCCGGAAGAAGACAGCCCAGCGACGACATCGTCGATCTTGTTCCATAGAGTCCAGACAGCATCCCTTACATCTTTGGCGTCAATCAAATTAGACGTGTTATCAGGTATGTTGTCTAGCAAATCAGTTATGAACCTATAGTCCGCGACCACATTCTGGTTTCCATATACATCATATAGGCTGTTTCCCGCATTGTAACTCTGTGTAGACATATGAGCTATTCTTTTTTTGGTATATATTAAATTCCCGCATCGCTTTATTTTTTATTTGCGGCATTATGGCTATATTTGTAAGACAAAATTCAAAAATGAAAGAAGAGCTATTCAGATTCATAGAAGAAAAGTCACCAGGCGCCAAGCCACTGCTGCTTGTCATAAGAGGGTCGCATGCTTACGGCACCAACGTAGAGACTTCAGACACCGACTATGCAGGAGTCTTCATACAGTCCGCGGACGACATATTCGGATTCAGGTACAAAGAGCAGATAAACGACGAAAAGAACGATACCGTCATCTACGAGATAAAGAGATTCCTGCAGCTGCTTTCCAGCAACAACCCTACCGTGCTGGAGCTTCTGAACACCCCAGAAGACTGCATAATCTACAAAGATCCCATATTCGAACTAGTGCTCGAAAACAGGGAAAAGTTCATAACCAAAGCATGCGCCAAGTCTTTCGGCGGATACGGAAAGATGCAGATACAGAAGGCAAAAGGGCAGAACAAGAAGCAAAACTGGGAAAGAGACAAAGTGACGCGAAAGGAAGTATTAGACTTCGTCTACGTCATAGACGGATCAAAGTCCATCCCATGGAAGAAATGGAACGAAGACAGAAGATTCGAAGAGAAGTTCTGCGGAATAGTGAACGTGCCGAACGCAAAAGACGTATACACGGTCTACTATGACATACAGTCGCATCTGTGCTTTTCGGAAAGCGTTTCTGAAGAATCAAGAAAAGCGCTTATACAAGCCAAGAAGGAAATCGGCCAGCAGCTAGGATTCGGATACAAAGGACTGGTGAAGACGGGCGAAGGAGCTAACGCTGCCGAGTCAAACTCGCTGAGGCTTTCTTCCATTCCGAAAGAGGAAGTGCCGATATGCAGCATCGTCTACAACAAAGACAGCTATACCGAGCACTGCAAGGACTATAAGTCATATCAGGAATGGCTAGAGAACAAGAACGAATCCAGATGGGTAGACGTTCAGTCTCACGGCCAGAAGATAGACGGCAAGAACATGATGCATTCGAGAAGGCTGATGGACATGGCACGAGAGATAGCGTTGGGACAAGGCATAAAAGTCAGAAGGGAAAACGCTAAGGAGCTTATCGACATAAGAAAGGGAAAGATAGACCTTCAGACTCTGATCGACCAAGTAGAGGCGGAAATCGCGGAAATCGACGAGCTGTTCGCGAATTCTTCTCTTCCAGATAGAGTAGACGAAGATTTTGTCAATAGCCTGCTCATCAAAATAAGGAAAAGTATATATAACATAATATGACAGGGACCGAAATTTTAGGAATGAATACGCAGCTGGCAGCATCGCTTGCGCTGATGTTCATATTAGGCTTTCTATACGCCAAGGCATCGGAAAGCATCAAGGAATATTTCAAAGGAAAGAAGCTTCTGAAAGACATGGCTAGCCAATTCGAAGAGATATTGGACAACATAAAAAAAGGACATGCTGTCTTCGTGAGCAGGATAAACCATACAGTGATGATAGACACCAAGCTGAAAGACTACAAAGCCGTAAATCTCGTGTATCAGATGGACAAAAGCGTAATATATGTCTTCAAGGAAAACAGATGCATCTATACTTCGGAGAAGATAGACAAAAAGCTAAGCGAAAGCCTGATCGAAAGCATAAGAGTAAAATATGGAAAACAGATAGACGACGTGGTAGAAGTAATGGGAGTAACAATTTCAAGAGAAGAGCTGGAAAGCAAGATGAAAGATTTCGAGAAGATGCACCCAGAAATCGAAATGAAAGAGATGGACAAGAATGAATCCACGGACATGGAAAAGATAATAAAGGAAAATGAAAAAAGATTCGACGTAGACTCTATATTAGACAAAATAAGCAGAGTAGGCATAAGCAACATAACCAAAGAAGAACTGGATTTCTTAAAAAGACAAAGCAACAAGCAATGATGGAAAAGATAGTAATGCATAGCTACAGCTATTTGATGAACACCACTTTCGAAAGGATAGAATCGGGAAAGATCTACGACATCTCCTTCAAGCCTTATACCAAGGAATTAATAGCCAGCCTGATTTCATACTTCGAGGAAAGAGAAGAATATGAGAAATGCCAAAGATTGCTCGAATTCTCGAAAAGCAGGTTCGACCACGAAAAAAACTATACAATAGCATGAACATAATACAAATGCCTGACGGCACTATACAAATAGACGACGGAAGCAAGCCCGACGGACTTGTAGAGAAAGAAGGCTCTTTCACATACGAAAGAGCAGAGATAGAGCAATATTTCATCGACGAATGCGAAAGATTGGCGGAAGAGACAGGAGAAACTCACTTCCTGTTCGACACAAACCTGTCTCACCTCGTGAAGAGAAAGATGATAATGAACAGAGAAGACAGAAGAGAGTCAGATTTATCTGAAATATTGGAAAGCGATCCTTACCACATAGGAACTGAAATGGACTTCAACATGATGCCGTCGAGATTCTCGTACTACGATACCGAGACTAAGCTCAAATGCAGATACGAGAAATACGAGCTGGTGGCGAATTTGCTAAAAGATCTAGGATTCGAGCCATCCGAGCTCAACTTAGGACAGGAAATGGAGCAAGCATACATATTGTATCTTAAAGAAGGAGAAGAATACGAGAAGTTCATAGCAAGGGTTCAGCCAAACCTATTCTTGAAGCTCATATTGGAAAAGGACGAATTCAGAACTATATACAACGGATTCTTTTCAAGTAAAAAGATATTCGAAGCAATCAGCATGCACTCGGAAAGACTATCCAAGATTCTGATAAGAGACGCCAAGATTAAAAACATACTATCATGAAAAAAGAGAGCTTTTTGGCTCTCTTTTTTTTATTTAAGCAAATTGTAAAATTCTTTGAAATGCTTGATCCTATCCGGTAATCCTATGGTTCCGCCATTTACTCTTTTAGTGACAGCAATTACCGTCGCGTCGTCCGCACCTTTGTCGCAAATAGACCATAGCTTATTAGAGTCGAAAAAGAATGCAGCTGAAGCCAATGGATATTTAGTGGCCACTAGATCGGGATTTGCCACGCAATCTTCTCCGATGAATTTTGTGAATCCTTGATAGTTAGATTTTCCAGTCAGCTGAATATAGCCTCTTCCTCTGAATTTCCATCCTTCCTTAGATGCTTCGTCGCCATTGCCCATCCTGTTGGCATAGACTTTAGAAGCGATTTTTTCTGGATTTTTAGCATAAGCAGTAGCATCGCCAGTAAAATACTTTCCGAATATTTTTTTCAATCCATCCGCAGAGTAGTTTAGGTTCTCAGAAACCGCTTTGAATCCGCCTGATTCATGACCGCATTGCGCCAAGAAGTGAGCTAGCCTCAATACAGTCGTGATGTTGAACTTTTTAGCGGTATCAGGAATCTGAGAGATCACGGAATCCGGAAGATGCCCTTTTAAAGCCTCAAGCTTGAATTCGCTGGCAGGAATAAAAACATTAGAAACCGGAGCCGATGAGCCAAACATTAAATCCCAGCTTTTATTTGCGGAAGTTATTATGCCATCAGCCGTCAATCCAATCTTGGCTTGCCAATCCTTTACGGCTTTCTCGGTTCCAGGACCAAATGATCCATCGGCAGGCAATCCTAGCTTTTCTTGGAGATTCTTCACATCTCCTCCTTTAGAACCAATTTTTAGAAACATATATGGCCATTATTTTTATTATATATCCAGAATAGAAAACAAAAATCCGCGACATGCGAATTTAAGTATAGAGTATATCATGATGTTACATGTTTTCACTTCCAGCACCAGATGTAATAGTCCTTCGCAGACTTCATTTCCGCGTATCCTTGGTAGTCAGAAGAAAGAAGGTTTTCTATAATCAAAAGCAGCTCTCCGTCGTCTAGCTTCTTTCTTATGGCCTCGTCGAACGCGCTGAAAACAGCCTCGTTGCTCGATATGAAATCTCCTAGGTTTATAGAAAGACTTCCGCCCTGAATCAGGTCTAAAAGCTCAACCTCTTTTTTCTTAAGCTCTGAATAGAGAAACTCGACCACGTTGTTCTCTATTATCTTCATGTCTTCCAGAGAGAAGCAGACCACATTTAGCATCTCTTCTTCTATGTGAAAGACGTGCTTGTCGGAATCAACCACGTCTATAGATCCCAGATTTGTGTCGAAGACGTCCGCCAGAACCTTCTCCATTTTCAGGTCGGCCTTTTCGATTCCTTTGTAGAGGCATTGCCTTATAGAAGAAATCTTGAACTCGTCGGACTCGAAGAACTTGAAGCTTTCGAACGTAAGAACGCCGTCGGACTCCATGCTCGCGCGGTCTTCTATGACGTCTGCCAAAACCCTTTCTATCCCGGTTATCTCGTTCAGCTTGCACCTCATAAGGAACTTCTTGAATCTTTCGCTGCCCGGCTGAAGGTATCTCTTCAGGTTGGAGGGCCTTATCTTTCCCTTCGACATATAGTCGTCGACCAGCTCGTTTACGAGCTGATAGTATTTGTTCGCGTCTTCTCTGCTTTTTATCGACATGATAATAATTATTTTGTTGTATATCTATATATTAAAAAAAAAATTTTCGCTTTTGTCAAAACAAAGCTTTCATGAAAATATATATATCTCACAAAAAATAACAAGACAGAAAATTATGAAAAAAGCATTATTTTTAGTAATCGCATCTGTGGTACTCGTATCTTGCGGCGGACACGCTCCAGCTGAAGAAGCTGCGAAGACTGACTCTACTGCGGTTGCAGCAGCTGTAGATACAGCTGCAGTAGCAACTACTTCAGTAGCAGTCGCTGATACCGCAAAAGCTGTTGAAGCAGTTAAGTAATCGGCGCAGAGGGTTACAACGGAAATGTTGGAAAAGCGAGGAGCATCAAATGCGTCCTCGCTTTTTTATTTCGCGTCCGCCGAATTTTATATATACATAAGAATTAATATATACCTTATGAACCTAGCGCAAACAAGAGCATACTACAACACGAAGCCCGTGGAATTCGTCGTCAAAGAGCGTTACGAGCTTGTCGAAGACAACGAGTTCATACCTAGGTTCTCACTGAAGAACGTAAAGGACATAGCCAACATACCTATCAACGAGCCCATCAAGTACAACGAGCAGACTATGATAAAGGCAATCAAATACGGAATGGTATTCCTCATCAACTACAAAGGAGAAGAAGACTCGCATTTCGCCGGGCATGAGAGGGTCATATATCCTATGGTAATAGGAAGGTCTTCTAAGGGAAAGACTCTATTGAGAGGCTGGCATCTAAACGGATGGTCGGTATCTCAGAAAAGGCACATAAACAAGATCTGGAGGCTTTTCAGGACAGACAGGATACTTTCTATGACATTCACCGGATCGTTCTACAGGCTGGCCCCAGCCGGCTACAACATGAACGACAAAGGAATGCGCGGCGGGATAATCGCCAGAGCAGACTTCAACGAGATAAGGAGAAACCAGCAGAACCTAGTCAGCCAAAACAAGATACAGAACAGGGAAGAAGTCACTCTCGGAGACGACAGGAAGTTCGCCACCATAGTCGCCAAAGACACCGAGACGCAGCTCGACCTTACGAAGGCGATGGAAAATCCCTATGTAAGCAACATAAAAGACACGTCTACTCTAAGGATGTCCTTCTTGAAAAGCGTATACGGAAGCAAATATCTGGCAGTTCTGGGTGCTTTAGGCCAGCCAGGAAACACAGTCAAGGTTCAGACCGACAAAGGAACGCAGCTAGGCGTCTTCAAAGTTCTGGACTCCGTGACAGGACAGGTGCTGAAGAACATAAAGAACGTCAAAGGCAACACGCTATACGACCTATATCTGTTCGACAAGAAAATATAGCTTTCCTCTTTTAATATATAAAAGAAAACCATTCCAAAAATGAAGAATTTGCGCAAATTCTTGGATTTCATAAAAGAAGAGCTTAGGATCGACAAGATGGATCCTGAAAACGTAGATCGGATCAAGAGAAACCTGCTCGGTCGCCTCGCGGAATACAAAAGGTCTATATTAGACAACATCGTCTATGACATGAGGACCAACACCATATCATACAAAGGATTCGACAAGATCGAAGTAGACATAATGATGAGAGAGCTCAACAACGAGTTCACTCCAGAAGTCATACAAGACCTCAACATAGAAACTCTTCTAAGGAAAGTCAACCAGCTTATGGAGCTCAAGAGAAGAGACACAAAGAAGAACATAAGAAGCCAGTTCGACGACTTCGCAAGGACCATAGACAGCAGGATATCCGTCATCAGGACAGGAGCTCAGGCGCAGCACTTCGACGAATTCGAAGGCGAAAGATCCATACTGACAAGAAGAGACTACGAAGCAGAGAAGTACCAGATACAGGTAGAGCTTCTGAAGCTTCAGGAATGGGTCATAAAGAACGGAAAGAAGATCGCCATAGTATTCGAAGGAAGGGATTCAGCAGGAAAGGGATCTACCATAAAGAGATTCATCGAGTATCTGAACCCAAAAGGATTCAGGGTCGTCGCGCTTGGAGTTCCTACTCCAGAGGAAAAGGAAAACTGGTTCGCCAGATACGAAGCGCACATGCCTAAAGAAGGCGAGATAGTATTCTTCGACAGGTCTTGGTACAACAGGGCGGTAGTAGAGCCAGCGATGGGCTACTGCACGGAAGATCAGTATAAGGACTTCATGGACAAAGTGCTGGCATGGGAAGAGAAGATGATAAAAAGACAAGGGCTTAGCCTCATCAAGTTCTGGTTCTCTATAACAAAAGAGAAGCAGCTGAAGAGATTCGACATAAGGCAGCAAAGCCCTCTCAAATACTGGAAGTTCTCTCCTAACGACGCAAAGGTCGTAGACAAATGGGAGGTGATCGGACACTACAAGAACCAGATGTTCAACACGACTTCGAGCAGGACGTCTCCTTGGGTCATAATAAACTCTAACGACAAGAAGATAGGAAGGCTCAACGCGATGAGATACGTGCTTTCCGCGATTCCTTACGAAGGAAAGAATGAAAATATATGCAGATACTACCCAGAAGTAGTAAACGTGCTTAAATAAAAAAAACAAGCAAAAATGGAAATAAAAAGTTTCGGCTCTTTCAATGAAGAGAAAAAATGGATCAAAGACGCGATCAAGCACCCAGGCGCGCTTAAAAAGTCTTTAGGAAAAGAAGAAGGCGAAAAGCTTACGAAAAAAGAGATCCAAGAGGAAATCAACAAGCTGAAGGCTAAAGACAAAGACAAGGAAAAGCCAGGAACTCAGCTTGACAAAAAGGATGCTACTAAAAAAAGAAGATTGGAATTGGCAAAGACTCTAAGGTCTCTGAAAGAGCATCAAGAGACTCAGAACTACATGTTCTTCGGAAACCTGAAGACAATCAAGAGGCTTGTAGACGAGATGCTGGAGATGGACGAATCAGAAGTAGACTCCATATTGTCAGAGCACAACTGGGCGTTAGACCACATAGCGACATCAAAAGACGATGTCGAGGAAGTATTCAACTTCTTGGCAGGACATGAAGAGCCAGCGCACAATCACGAAGAAAAGCCTCTATTGGGCGGACCGGAATCATCTCACTCAGCGCATGACGCCACATATAGAGATGGCGAAAATATCAAAGGCTTCGAAGATTTCAGCCTATAAAAAACAATATTTAAAAATGTCTTATACAAGAGAGCAGATTGAGGCCGCGGTAAAATCAAAAAAATACGTATGGTTTGACGACGCGTCGAACAAAGGATTCGACGTGAACATCGTCGGAGTAAGAAACGCGTCTACCGGAAAGAAAGTCACGAACGTCTTCGACGACTACCTTACAGTATCCTACAAGGAAAACGGAGAATGGAAGTTCTTCATTTGGGCAGCGACGACAGACCCAGGAAAAAAATCAATGCTAGAATGGGAAAAGATGGGCATTACCGGAGGTTGTGCTAGATTAGTACCTAACCAATATAGAGGATCTCATACAATACGTTTACACCAAGGAAAATATGAAGCAATATGTCAGCAAAAACCAGTTAAAGTTTATAGAGACAGTGACCTTGATTTAGAATATAATGAAGATAAAATAACTGAAGGTATCTATGGTATAAATATTCATAAAGCAGGACAAGATTCTACATGGGTAGAAAATTGGTCCGCAGGATGTAGCGTTTTTAAAAGAGCAAAAGATTTTGATGAGTTTATGAAAATCTGTAAGAAAGCAGCAAAGATTCATGGGAATTCTTTTACATACACACTAATAGAAAGCTCAGATATAAAATGATAGATGATATTAAATTTTTACCGGAGTCTTCAGGCATCTATAAGATAACCTCACCTACGGGTAGAATATATATCGGAGAAGCAAAAAATCTAAAAAATAGATGTGCATACTATTTAAATCCAAACAGAGTTAAAGGACAGAGAGCGATATATAGATCTCTCATTAAATATCTTCCGGAGAATCATAAAATAGAAATTATCGAATTATGTGATATTGATACTTTATTGGAAAGAGAGAGATATTATCAAGAATTTTATAATAGTGTTGAAAATGGATTAAATTGTTTTTTAACATCCACCAAAAGTAAGAAAATGGTATGGTCGAAAGAAACAATAGATAAAATGTCAGAAAACCAAAAAGGCGAGAAAAACACGTTTTATGGCAAAAAACATACAGAAGAATCTTTGAAGAAGATATCAAATAGTTCAAAAGAATCTAATAATCCAAATTATGGTGGTAAACTACAAACAGAAGATTATATAAAAAAACAGATTGAATCAAATAGTAAAAAACATATAAAAGTAGTTGATACATTTACAGATGATGTTTTATTTTTTAAAAACTCAAAAGAGTGTGCACTAAAGTTGAATGCAAAACCATCAAATGTAAGAATGTGTAAGAATAACTATAAACTAATGAAAAGGTATATAATAACCGATGTTGATTAATAATATTGAATATCCGTTTCAATTAATAATAGTAATAATAGAAGATCCTCTCATTCGAGAGGATTTTTTTTAAACATTCAGCTCATATTTATATAGAATAAGATAGAACTAAAAATACGAGACGATGATACAAGAGATAGACGAATTCATCAGCTTCATGATGGATCATAAAGACGACGAGCGAGTAACGATAGAGAAGGACATAAAATACGGACACAAAAACTATTGGATAACATTCAACATAGACGGCGAACCGCCAAAATCGAAAAGCCAGCACTGGGGAGTTTCTTTGGGAAGGCTTAGCATACACTTCGACTGCAGAAACGAATGCGTGGTATTCAGCTCGGATACTACCAGCATATCTCAGATAACGATAGAAGACACAGCTCTGCTGAAAAAGTGGTGTGACATAATAGAAGAGCACATATCAAAAAGCCTGAAGTCCGACTTCAGGGAAATGATAGAGAATACGCTGGCCGGGTGCCACAACAAAGACATCCATAGAGAATGGAAGATGAAAAAAATATTCGACGAAGAAGATGAATCTCTATAATCAAGAAGAACTAGACAGAATACAGAAGACCAAAGAAACAAACGACAGGCTCGAAGAGCTCTTCAACGACAAGAGAGCCGAATGGAACAAGCAGGTAGATCCCCTCTTCAAGGCGCTTACGACAGACCTATCGAACCCTTCGAACTCGAAATACATACTGGACGCGCAGTCTACCGCGCTTTCCTTCAGGCAGCAGATAAACGAGAACATAAACTTCTTCCTGAACAAAAGGAGCAAGGAAACTACTAAGATAAAGAAGCTAAGGCAAGACAAGTTCGTCTTCTACGCGATAGGATTCCAGGTAAAGACCAACATGGGAGAGAAAGCGATACTCATAGACGCACATATCGCGGAAAACGAAAGATGCATAGAGCTGATCGAATCCTACATAACCTTTCTCAGAGACACGGTAAAGAACTTAGAAGCTTTCGGATACTCTATAAAGAATATGATCGAGCTGATGAACTATTTAGGAAAATAAAAATAAATACAAAAATGAGAAAATTTGTCTGCAGTCCTTTTGGAGATGAGGTTGATTTAGACGACCCAAAAACATACGAATATTTACCAAAAACAACAAAAGAATTAAGACAGCTGATGCTTTCGGAAATAGGATATTCATACTGCTATATGAACTTTTGGCACAAAGATGTTTTTGACAAAAGAAGCGGAAGCCAGAAAGAAAGAGTCGAGCAGCTTGTAAAGAACTTTACAGAGAATGAAAGAAAAAACTATGACAATGTCTCGTGGTATCAAGAGCAGATATTCTTGTTTCAAGATGAGACCGAGAATATGTGCTAACTCGATTAGTCGATAACGAATAAGAAAGCCGCTTATTAAGCGGCTTTTTCTTTAGACAGCATCTTCTCGAAATACTCCCAGAATACTTTGTGGTCGACCGCCACCGATATCCGGCTGCAGTTTTCATGCTTCAGCTGCCTGTTCAGAGAAAACTTGCTCAAAGGCACGCTCGATATCCTGTTCTTCAAAAGCTCGTCATAGGAAACTTTGACTACCGCGAAAGGTCCTGTGGGAATGCTTGGATACTCGTCGAAAAGAAGGCCGTTCATCTCTAGAACCATTATGTTCTTCCTAATGCTGTCCGCGGTCTTGCGCCTATATTCGGCGATCGACTTCTTTTCTTTAAGAAGAGCGCAGACTATGTTCTGCGGAATGGTCGAAATGGAATTGTATTTATACAGCGATCTTATTCTCAATGTCTGATACAGCGCGTCGCTTTTCGTAGAGATATACCCTACCCTGTATCCTGAAAGGCCTATAGACTTTGAAAAAGACGAGACGACTATCACGTTCTCGAAGAAGAAATCGCATAGCCCGTCATTCATGTCGCTGAACAGATAGTAGTATGGAAGATCCAATACCACAGTCACTCCAGCTTCTCGGGACCTTATCAAAAATCCTTTGATAGTCTCCACATCAGGACAATACCCTGTCGGGTTCGAAGGATAGCAAAGCATGACGACTCCTGACTT